TTAAATTGCGATAAAATCAGCTAGCTTCTCAGCTACATTATCGGTTTGATTTTTAGATAGGTGGGTGTATAAATCCATTGTAATTGATATCTTGGCATGACCTAGACGTTCTTGTGCTAGCTTTGCAGGAACTCCCGCCTCAAATAGCAATGATGCGTGAGTATGTCTAAATCCATGAGGGTTTATTTTTTTTAGATGATGCCGTTCAACGGTTCTTTTAAGCCTACGTCTAACCGTGCTTGTAAGCAGATTAAATACTCTAAAAGACCCATGTAGCGGTCTGACACTCTGCCTCATATACTCCTTAGCCAGTCGCATTGTTTCCTGATCCATGGAGATAGTGCGACTGCTTTTTTTAGTTTTGGGATTTTGAATGACCTTACCTGCCTTGGTTTGTGCTAAAGTTTTTGTTATACTGATAGTGTTATTGGTAAAATCAAAATCAGTATCATATAAGGCAACAGCCTCACCAATTCTTAGTCCACCATAGGCTAATAACCGGTAGATTAACAACATTTCTAGACTCTCTTCTTTTTTAACAATATCCAAAAAGATTAGTAATTCCTCCTTAGAGTAGAACATTTTTTCTTTATGGGCATAGGTACATCTAGCCCTTATTGTCCTATCCATTGGGTTATTCTCAATAATTCCTAAATGTACTGCAAACTTAAAAATCCTGTTGATAACACTGATGTAGCTAGCGCATGCGCTATATTGTGCTAAGTGGTTGATTAAGTTTTGACAGGCCATAACTGTTATTTTACTGATTTGTGATTTACCAATATGCGGTTTTATTGTTGATTTATAGTAGTTTTGGTTAACCAGAAATGTTGACGGTTTGACTGTATTCTTATACTGCTCAAACCACAGTCTGGCTGCGTCATCAAATGTAGTCTTATCATTGTTTTTCCAAGCGCCTTGACGCTGAAAATCATCAACCAGTTTTACCTCTGTTCTTTTAGCTTCTCTTTCTGTTTTAAAACCTTGTCTAGTTGTCCTGACTTGTTTACCAGTCATGGGATCAACCCCGAGATATGCTCTTAAGCGATAGGCAGTTGTGCCATCTTTTTTAGTGTATTTTTCAATCATTGTTTTTTCCTCTCTCTTCGCGCTAGGGAGTGCTGATTTTGAGATAGGATATTGGCATCACCTCCTTTGTGTGATATAATTCAGAGTATAAGAAAATGAGCTATTTAAAGCTTACTTCTTATTGATTGCATATTGCCTCACGCTCGCACCGACCAAAGTTGAGCGTGGGGCTTTTTTATTTAAAGAAATTATTAACACTTACGTACTGAGCCTGCATAAGCTTAGTTTTTAAGGTTTTAATTTCTCCGGTTTGTATATTTCTTAAGGCTACCGTTGCTTTCCCAGGTATTTCTTCAGAAGTGGTTGTGGCAGTAGTGTTAATAGTTCCTTTTTTCTTTCTAGCCCCACCAGCTATTCCACCGATAATGGTTCCAACGCCTGGCGCCAAAACTGTACCTATTGCTGCCCCTCCTAGAACACTACCAGAACGCCCTTTTTGAGTAGTTTTCCCTTTTGTTACTGTTTTTTCAATAATTCGTGAGCCATCAAATTGAAGGTTAACAAACTCATAAAGCTCAGGAGTTTCAGAATAAAAACCAATATAATATTTTCCATCTATGGTTTTTCGTATGGTCGTTGGTGTTCCTAGTCCTAAATTTAGGGCAGGGGGTAGAATTATTTTGCTTTCTTGTGAGGCTTTTTTTCTTAATTCGTTAGCTTTAATTGCACCCTCTTTAGCTTTCCCTGCAGCTGCTATGGCAAATCCTTTTAATTTAGCTATATCCATGCCTATCTCCTTAACTAATTAAAAACTCTAATTCTTCCTTGACCATCACTTCGTCAGCGATTGAGGTCAGTTCATATTTTTCCATGAATTGGATGTAGTTGAAATCCTCCATATTATCCCAATGGGATAGCTCTTCTTTTAAGAGATGGTGTATCATACATCTATCTGCTTGTAGCTCTGCTTTTTCTTTATTTAGCTTGTAATAACTCGCAGTATGTTCTCTATGTCCTAGTTCATGATAGATGACTTTGTGTTTATATATACCGTCAAGATAAGTGTCAATCGCAATGACGTTGTGTTTTTTATTAAACATTCCAGGGGTGTTTGTACCCCTACCATCAAAATACACTAAATCGATGCCTTTTTCCTGACAGACTGTTTCTGGTGTCATCATAGAGCTGTCCTCTCTATTTTCTATTTTTGATGCGCGTTTCCAATATAGATGTGATAAGGTCTATATCCTCGTCGTTGAGTTCGTGTCCGTCGAAGAAGAAAGTTTCTTCTGCATCTTTTTTTAGATCAATTGCGACCGAAGTGTGCCCATCTTGCGCAATCTTAGGATTATCTGTCCTGCCAAGTAAATAGTCGGTAGAAACATTAAAGTAGTTAGCTATTTTTTCTATTGGGTCTGTATTAGCCGTTTTTTTACTTTTTAAATTATAAATGTAGTTTTCACTCAGCCCTATATCAGTTGCGACCTTTTGGAGAGATACTCCTCTTTTTTTAGCTAAGGCTTCAATTCTTGAATACACCTCAAACATTGTCATATCAACCTTTCTGAAAGTATGACAAAAAAAATTTAACTTTTTCGAGTAAAAAATATTGACTTAGTTCACACGATAGAGTAAAATAGTTTTTGTAAGATAGTTAGTTAGTAAAAAACGAAGTTAAACTTTTTACAAATCTTTTAAAAGTAGTTGGGGAACTGCGCAATATAAAAGAGTTATAAAGGTTATAACTAGGTTTTTCTTATGCCTTCATTTTACATTAACGTGTAAAATAAGTCAACACAAAAATGTTATTTTTTTACTAACTTTCTTGCTTACAAAAATAAAACACCACCTAGCTGCTATCTAGATGGTGCTACGGAAATTATTCTGCTCAATAAAAAACACTCTCCGTTATTACACATTGGAAAGTGTTTACAAGTTTTTATTAAGACTGAGCAACAGGTGTAAACTGTTGGCTGAAACTTCGTCGGTCCTGCTTCCGACACTGCTTTCATCATGTATAAGCTAGTCCTTGGACGCCACTCGGCAGTTATCTGACAGGCCTGCTATAAGTCGCGCTGCAGTCGCCCTTATAGTCAGCGTCAGGCTCCGTGTGTTAAACGTCTTCGATAAAAAACATTGTTGTTACCTAGCTTATATAACTCATCTAGTCACAGTACCTTTCAAAAATTTTGCCAATTTGCATCAACTCCTTTTTTGTAATAAAGGTACTTTCATTATAAGGTTGTAAGTCAAAAAAATCAAGATGGTTACAAAAATCATTGAGCAGAATAACGATTTCCGTATATTTTATTAATATTTTCTACTTATTTTTGAAAAGGAGGTATATAAATGCCAGATAACGCAATCGCCATCGAAAAAATAAAGAAGTATTTGCTTGATAACAATCTTAAACAAGTTGATCTAGCAGTTACTTATGGCAAAGAACCGCAAGATGTGGCGAATATTCTTGCTGGACGAAAAAAAGACCCAGCATCAAATCGCTTTGTCTTAAAAGTTATTTCGGATTTAAAAATCAGATAGAAGGAATAATATGAATAATCTTATCACAGTAACACTAAACGAAAACCAAGAACCTATTGTTTCTGGTCGAGATTTGCATCAAGCATTAGAAATTAAAACTCAGTACACAAAATGGTTAGAACGAATGTCTGATTATGGGTTTGAAGAAAATGAAGACTATGTAGCTATTAGTCAAAAAAGACTAACAGCTCAGGGCAATCAAACAGAATATACAGACCACGTTCTAAAACTAGACATGGCTAAAGAAATTGCGATGCTTCAACGGAACGAAAAGTCTAAACAAGTCCGCAAATACTTTATCCAAATCGAAAAAGACTTCAACAGCCCTGAGAAAATCATGGCAAGGGCGTTGCTGATGGCGGATAAGAAAGTGCATAAACTTGAAGCACAAATCGAGGCAGACCGTCCCAAAGTACTATTTGCTGATGCTGTAAGTGCTAGCAAATCATCTTGTCTGATTGGTGAGTTAGCTAAAATCCTGAAACAGAATGGAGTCAATATTGGTCAGAATAAGCTATTTCAGTGGTTACGAGCCAACGGCTACCTAATCAGTCGCCGTGGTGAGTCTTGGAATCAGCCAACGCAAAAAAGTATGCAGCTTGGATTGTTTGAACTCAAAAAAACAGCCATCAATCACTCTGACGGTCACACTACAACAAATGTAACCCCAAAAGTTACTGGTAAAGGGCAACAATACTTTATTAATAAATTCTTTAACCAGGAATATCTGCCAGTTTAGAAACGTAACAAAACTAACGAAGGGAGAAAAGTATGCCAGAGGATTTAATCAAACAACTAGAAGCTGGTTCAGAATTTCTAGCAAAGACATGTTTACATAGCAAGATTATTATCACGGTGGATGGTATTCGGCTTGTGGAAACAAAAGAGTTCCACCCAGTGAGCGGAACTCTACTAGATTAGACAATACGTGTATAAGTGTGTATCTTAGCTAATCTATGAATATTTGAGCCAACAGACCCAACAAGAACAGAACGGTATTCCGTTTGGCTTACATTGTGATAATGGTAAATAGAACCATTATTAAACTCAACTTCCAAAGTGTTATTTTCCCAATCAACACTTCGGGCGTTACTAGATGAAACGTATTGACGTTGCATAACTTTTCCTCCTTTCGTAATGATAGCTTTATTATAGCACGCAGGAGGAACTACACAGATAGAAAGGAAAACCACATGAGACCAAAACGATATCCGTATAGCGGGAAGAAAAACAGAAAAGCAAAAGACATCAGTCTCAAGCTGATGTCTAAAGAGGAGTTATCTGATTTTAGTCGTCAGATTGCTGAAGCCACTCGTGATAGTGTCGAACCATTTCGAGAGCCGCAAAGTATGATGAGCTAAGTATTAACTTTTCAAGGTTTACAGATCCCCCTTCGCTTTCTTTCGCATATCTATTGTAATGGTACTCAATAACTTCCAGAATTTCTTCGGTTTTACCATTGCTTAGAGATTGGGCGAAATTGTTGAAATCTTTATTCATATAATCACCTCCTTTCGAGATGATTATATCAAAAAAAGTCCGACGGCAATCGGACTCTAAAGAATACTATTTACTTAGATTATACCACGAAAGGGGTGATAAATCTATGCAATCACAACTTACTTACGATTTACTAAAAAAGCAGATAGCAGAAGAGCTTTTTGATGAGTTTAAGAAACTCATACAGGAAAAAGATTTAGCGAATCAGTGGGTCAATCAAACAACGCTCGTCAATGAATACGGCTACTCATGGCAAACTATAAAACGCATGGAGAGCTATGGCCTTAAATCTTTTAAAAACGGTAAAGACAAAATGTATTGTCTTGCTGATGTCAACGAAATCAAACACTTAATGAAACAATAAGCGCTGGGGAGTGCTAGAGGAGCGTAACATGAACAAATTAGAACTATTTTTATTAACAACAACGATTATCTTAGCAATCATTGCAAGAATTCAGTATGAAGTCATAAAAAAACATAATTCACCAGAGAATAAGCGAAGAATTTTTAGGGAAGTAGCTTTAGAAAACAGCAAAGGATGGAGCGAGAAGCGCTCTAGAGGAGAGGTGGTCAGCTGATGCAGTACATTTTTCAAGACGCTACGAGGTAATTTTACTAGTGTTAGTAATGAGTTTATTGATGATAAAGAACTATCTTATAAATCCGTTGGATTGCTATTGACCATCCTAAGAAATAAAGATGAGTGGCGAGTATACCCAGAAGAGCTTGCTAGAAGACATTCTGATGGTTTAGCTTCTGTAAGAGCAGGCCTTAGAGAGCTTGAGAAGGCAGGATATGTTAGAACTTACAAAAAGATAACTAGGCGTTCTGAGGGACTGCAACATTACCGTTTCTGTTCGGATTGTAAGATTAGTGATGAAGTTTTTCAGCGATTAGTTGAGCAATTAGAAAATGAACTCTCCGACTAAAATGCGATTTTCTAAAGTTAGAAAATCTAAAGTTAGAAAATCTAAAGTTAGAATTTCGCACACTAATAAATACTAACATTAAATAAATACTAAATAACAATAAATACTAACAGACAATAAGATGATGAAGAAGAAAGGAGAAGCATTGGACAAAAAAGAACTGTTTGATAATTTCCAAAATAATTGGATGCGTCTCTTATCACCATTTGAGATTGAAGACATTAATAAGTGGATTGACGAAGAGAAGATGCCTGTTGAAGTTGTTAACGAGGCACTAAAATCGACAATTCTATACAACGCACCAAACCTTAGATACTTAAACAGAGTCTTGAACAACTGGAAGCGACAAGGGATTGATACAGTCGAGAAAGTCGAATTTGCTAGGTTGCAATTTGAAAATAAAAAGCTCAGTCAAAATAAAAATCATCAATCCAACGTCCCAAGCTGGTCGAATCCAGACTACAAAGAACCAGATTTAAAAGAATTTGCACTAGGAAGCATAGACGGTATAGAAGATGGATCAGGAGATTTTTAATTTTTTTAACAAACAAATCAAAAAAGATTTTGGTAAAACGGCGAGTAAAGAGACTTTTGCTAAGTTTGCTAGTTACTGCGCCGAAGGAATCGAAAAAAAAGGAGTTAAGCCAATTTTTAATTGGATAAACCTATACGCATTCGGCCTTGGAATAACAACGGCAGAAGCAGACCGATTGAGAATAGAGCGATATAAACAGGAGAATGCGTTATGACAAAACAACATAGAGAGACGCTTATCTGGTACCGAGCAAGCCATCAAGAGCGTGAGAGATTGCTTGATTTCGGGTTAGTTGATAAATCACAGTACGTGACACTATTGCGGCAATTGCGCAAGAAATATGCGATTTAGGAAGGGATATATGGTTGAAATCAGAATTAACGGTGAGCTCGTAACCTTTGACAGCAATTTTAGAGATGCGCTTATCTTTACGATTGACTGTCTTAGAGGTAGCGAAGAACCTACGCTAAAACAGACTTATCAAACCTTTAAAGACTACACAGACGAAGACTTGATGGACTACATCGAGACGGAATTTGATGTATGGCCAGAGCTAATCGTTAATCGCAAGATTGACAGCAAGTGGTCCACTAAACAACACATTTTGGATGATTAAAATACAGAAAGAGGAAATAACATGGCTTATTTATATGAACTTGAGGGAATCGCCGCTTATCTGGAAAGTTTAGATTTAGACGACGAAACCTTTCAAAATACGCTTGACAGCATTGATTTTCAATCAGACTTAGAAAATACCATTGAGTATTTTGTCAAAATGTTAAAAAATGCTCAAGCTGACGTCGAAATGTATAAAGCCGAAAAAGAAGCTTTTTACAAAAAGCAAAAGCAAGCAGAAGCAAAAGTGGAAAAATACAAAGAGACAATCAGGCGTGCAATGGAATTGAGCCAAAAGAAAAAAGTTGACGCTGGAATGTTTAAGGTGTCTTTGCGAAAAAGCAAAAAAGTAGAGATTTTGGACGAAACAAAAATTCCTCTTGATTACATGCAAGAAAAAATTGAATACAAACCAATGAAATCTGAGATCTCGAAAGCTTTGAAATCTGGAATTGATATATCTGGAGTTGAACTAATCGAAACAGAAAGTTTGCAGGTAAAGTAAATGAGGAAATCAGAAAGTATAACAGAATATGCTAAAGCCTTTTGTAAAGCTCAGCTAGAGGTAAAGCAACCGCTAAAAGATAAAGACAACCCCTTTTTCAAAAGCAAATACGTGCCTCTAGAAAACGTGACGGAAGCGATTACAAAAGCCTTTGCTAATAACGGGATATCTTTTTCGCAGGATCCAACAACAAACGCAGAAAACGGTTATATCGATGTTGCAACGCTAGTCATGCACACGAGTGGCGAATGGGTGGAATACGGACCTTTAAGTGTTAAACCAACAAAAAATGATGTACAAGGCGCTGGTTCGGCTATCACTTACGCAAAACGCTACGCACTATCAGCAATTTTTGGGATAACAAGCGATCAAGATGATGACGGCAATGAAGCTAGCAAACCCAACAAAACAAATCAATCGCAAAAACCAACAAATAAAACGTCAAAAGGGGCAAGCTTCCAAACCCCGAAAATCAGCAATATCCAAGTAGAGACTTATAAATCTGATTTAAGCGATATTGCAAAAGCCACAAATCAAAATGTCGAAGAGCTAACAAAATGGCTAACAGATACCTTAAAAGTTAAAACACTGGAAGATTTACGCACAGAACAGATTGTATCGACTGATAATTTGATTAATAAATTAAAAAAGAAAGCAGAGCAAAAAAATGATTAATAATGTAGTACTAGTTGGTCGCATGACCAAGGACGCAGAGCTTCGCTATACAGCGAGTCAAGTAGCTGTAGCTACGTTCACACTTGCGGTAAACCGCAGATTTAAAGAGCAAAACGGGGAGAGAGAAGCAGATTTCATTAACTGTGTTATCTGGCGACAGTCTGCTGAAAATTTAGCCAACTGGGCTAAAAAAGGTGCTTTGATCGGAGTTACGGGTCGTATTCAGACACGTAACTACGAAAACCAACAAGGACAACGTGTCTATGTAACAGAAGTTGTTGCAGATAATTTCCAAATGTTGGAAAGTCGTAATCAACAATCTGGTCAAGGTAACTCTTCGCAAAACGATAACAGTCAACCGTTTGGCAATTCAAACCCAATGGATATTTCAGACGATGATCTGCCGTTTTAAATGATATGGCTAACAGATATAGACAAAGGATATATGCGGTTTACGACGGAGACTCTTTTGTAGATGTTGGCACAAAGCATGAGCTAGCAGAAAGACTTGGTGTTACCGCTGACACAATAGTTTTTATAGCGTCGCCAGCTCATAAAAAGAGGAGACCGGATGGCAGACACGCAGAGTTTATAGGATACGAAGACGAATTGGAGGAGTAGTGGTTAAATTTACAATACCGATTGAGCCAAAACCTCAAAAGCGCCCACGCTTTAGCAGATGGAGCGGGGCTTACGAAGACAAAGATATGATGGCTTGGAGGAAACAAGTCACAGACTATGTTAAAAACAATTACGAAGGGCCTTATTTTGACGACGGTTTAAAAGTTGATGTTACTTTTTATCTAAAAGCACCAGAATTGGTGTCTAAAAAGCCGTCAGAGCGTGCCAGAGATAAGACTAAACAAAAGTATCAGGATTATATAAACGAGCTCTTATATGTGCCGAAAAAACCAGATTTAGACAATCTTGAAAAAGCAGTCTATGACAGCATATCAAAATCAGAGGTTGTGTGGACAGATGACAACATCATTGTCGAGCACACTACGCGAAAGCTGTATAGTCCAAATCCTAGAATCGAGGTAAAAATAAACGAATTATGACACTAGTAGATGATTTTTACAAACGGATGAAGCCGTCTATTAAAAAGTTTTTAGACAACAATATTATCATTACAGATCAGGAAGAAGCTATCAGAGTTTATAAGTCAGTCAAATACTATAAAAAACTAAACAGATTGCCGCCGCCTGATGTATTGGAATGGTTCCAACAAATCTACACGACAGAGGAAATGGTGGCGTTAATCAAGCAGTCTTACCGTCTTAAACAAAAAAAGACAGACGAGGATGACAAAATCTACGAAAAGTGTATGTTTAAAAACTACGGTGACGTTAAGCTTGCCAAAAAAGTCAAGCGTATGAATGCACTTGCCAAGGCTTGGGAGATGGGCTTATGAAAAGACACAGACAGTTTAATAAAGATATTAAATACACACCTAAATCTTACAATAATCTGTTGCCTTACGATGTAGTGGAATTATTAATAGCCCGTAGAGACAAAACAAAGGTGTCTGACGAAGTTTTAGCAGACAAGATAGGTATTTATGCTTGGAAGCTAGAAGCGCTCTTAGAACGCAGAATATTGCCAAATGAGAGCGAGTGTAAATTGATTATAGATTTTTTGAGAGAGGTGGAGAGATGCTGACGGAAGATACGTTTAAAAAAATTGAGGAGCTTGAAGCTGCTTGTCAGGATACGACAGATAACATTAAAAAACCATCACACTATCAAGGCAGGCATGGCATGGAAGCAATCGATGTGGTTAAAAACTTCGGGGCTTGTCCAGAGTATGAAGAGGGTTTCTATTGGGGCAATGCTGTTAAGTACCTTTTGCGGTATCACGCTAAAAATGGTGTTGAAGACCTTAAAAAAGCACGGCAGAACCTTGATTGGTTAATCGAAAAGTTGGAGGAAGTGGAATGAAGAAACCAAATCGCTATCCGTACAGTAAATCAAAATTTAATGGTTGTATTTACCAGTTGCATTCAGCCAGCTTTAAAGATGAACAATATGTTGAAGATTTAAAATCATGCGGCATACATTATCAAATTACAAAAATTGGTTATTTTCCTGATATTTTTATAAAAATTGATAATCTCGAACAATTACAAATATTAATAGATAAAACAGGACACGATTTAATACTTAGTAAAGACCAAATTTGGATTTATGATGACTATATGGAATGAGGAGTAATAATGATACCAAAATTTAGAGCATTTAATAAAAAGACCAAAAAGATGTATAGCATTGATGGCTTTAAAGCAAGTGAACGCAAAATATACAGATGCAGCTTAGCAGATGATGAGTTTCGCTCTGGTTGCTTAGAGACGTTTCATTTTGTCGAGGATAACCTTGACGATTATATTCTCATGCAATCAACAGGTCTAAAAGATAAAAACGGCGTGGAGATTTTTGAAGGAGATGTGGTCGAATATGACGACGGAGAATATTTGTTCGCTGGAAAAGTAGTTAAAACAGTATTTGGAACATATGTAAAATCTTACAGTTTTTTCTCGTTTGAAGATTTTTCGGACGAAAATACAATGACCGCAGACGTTGAAATCATCGGCAACATTTACGAAGAAAGCGTGGAAGAATGAGAAAATATATTGAATTTAAGGACGAATGGAAAAGTGCAGCAGACCACCTGAACGATTTTATCGACAAAAACAAGTACGCAAAAGTGACAGGCGACTTATGGCAAGGCAGTGATCAAGTCATTGCTGAGCAGTGTTTTTTAAAAGTATTAGAGGAGATGCAAAAATGAACATTGAAGAAGCGAAAGAATTAGTAGATAATTCAAAATTTTATGGAAAGACTAGCAGTGTTATAAAAGCCGAGGTTCGCGACATTATAGACCAGTTAAACCAACCAAAACCAGAAGTACCGCAGTGTGTGGCGGATTGGATAGAAGAGTGCAAAGAAGAAGATTTAACACTATCACTTGCCTATGATGTTGATGCTTTTGGCGAAGTGGCGAAATGGCTTTATGACACTAATGATAGCACAAACATTGACCTATTTGCCCAAGCATGGCTAGCTTATCCAAATATCACCATTGAAAAAGAGAAGCTGTATACAGTGGAGATACCCGATCCAAATCATGACGTGGGCACAGTTATATTGAGTAAGAATAAGCACAGGGAAGCTTACATTGCAATTGACTACACCGGAAGTTGGAAGGAAAGAAAAGCAAACCACCTCACCGAATCAGAAATCCGCAAAGACTTCGATTGGGCTTGGCAATTTGCGAAAGAGGTGACTGAATGACTGAAGAGTTAGGAGTGTTATATAGCGAAAAATGGCATAAGTATTATTTATATAAAACTTGCAGGTATATATCTTATGTTGATAATCCACATCAGGCTACTAAATGCACCCGCAAACAAGCAGAACAGTTTCCACAGTTTAAATGGGTACCGCTGACAAAATTATAACCCCACGCAAGCGCTCAAGAGCCTGCAATGGCTCTGTGGGGGTGGACCGAAATTAAAAAATAGAAACGAGAACCTCCTTACACCAAAACAAATCTAACGCAGATTATCGGTCATTTGTTATTATTCAAGGCGCTAATACTGACATCGTACGCCTGTGTCAAAAATAAAAAAAGAAAGAGAGGGCTTTTCTCCACAAAACAAAAAGACGTCCACACGGAACGCCCCCTTGGTTAAATTTAAGCTTAAATAAATTATACCATATTGGGGGCTTTCATGACGTTTTTTCCTGAGATTGATATCCAAAAAACAAAATCCAATGCCAAGCGTAAATTGAGAGAGTATCCACGCTGGCGAAGGATAGCTAATGACGTAGATACTCAAAAAGTTACAGCTACTTACTCATTTGAGCCAAGACAACCGCATGGAGTTCCTAGCAAACCAGTTGAGAGACTAGCACTAAACCGTGTGTCAGCAGAACAAGAGCTGGATGCGATTGAGAGAGCAGTCAACGGGATATTTGATCCAGAGTATAGATTGATACTGATTGACAAGTATTTGCTCACATATCCAAAGACTGATTGTGATATTTATACAAAACTTGGTTATGAAAAAAGCCAGTATTACAACATGCTAGATAATGCTTTATTGTCGTTCTCAGAGCTATATAAAGAGGGAATGTTGCTTGTCGAGAAATTGGAAAAAAGCTGGAATTAATATGGAATAATTATGTACTTTATATATAATTATTCATGTTATTATAGTATTATCAAAATAACAAGAAGAGATAACCTTTTAACCAATTGGCTATTTATTTAGTCGCCAACTTTAACTACAATCAAACTTGTTATTTTGTAGCCTGATGGCGGTACAGCGAGTTGAGACGACAACTGGGTATGCAGGTTCGATTCCTGCCGTCTCAATCACCCAGAGATTACACGCTGTGACATTGCGGAATGTAATCAAAGCAAAAAGGATCACGGAACTTTGCGATGTCCGCCGTGAATTAACACCCTTATTTGACATTGGCGTTCCCTTGAGGAGAATACGCAATCTGGGTTCGGTGTTAATGATTAAGACTTAGCAATGCCTCTTGACAATGCGTACCAGCGCTAAGTCGATGTCAAGGTTGGACAAGACAGTGCCAACCGACATATTAACCGCAAGTCCAAAACCAAGGGTCGCAACCTTGCTTGTGGTTAGCTGATAGTTCGGTTGAGGATTCGGCCGAAGTGAGTTGTTGCACTGTGCACGGTGTGATAAGCTATCGTGGGCTTAAGTTTTGTGGCGAAACGGCACCGTTAATAATATTTAGACTGTTTATTTGGACTTGCGTTCGCATTAGGAAATACTCACTAAATATTGAGTGCAGTGGCACGTTCGATTCGTGCAAGGTCTGTAGAAGAGCGTTTGTGAGAGGTCTTAGCTCTTCTAAACCTTTGGAACATGAACCGTGATTGGAAAACGGTAAGGGTAGCGCCTTGCTTCGGGACAATAGCTAAGTCCGAAAACTCTTTTCGAAGAGCCAGAAGAAGATGTGTCGGTTCGATTCCGACTGTTCCTGTTCGATAAATAGAAGTGTCCCAGAATGGGGTAGGCAATAGGCTTAGCATTCATTCGCTATTTATCTATAGTTAACCAATTAGTCATCACATTGTGGTGACTTTTTATTATGTAAAAAAAGGAATAAAACATGGGATTTGTGGACAAAAAATTAAGTGAAATAACACCTTATAAAAATAACCCTAGAAACAATGATGAGGCTGTTGGACCAGTTGCTGAATCTATTAAAGAGTTTGGTTTTAAAGTGCCTATTGTCGTTGATAAAAACGGCGAAATCATAAACGGCCACACTCGTTATAAAGCAGCCCAAAAATTAGGGCTAGAAACAGTTCCTGTTATTGTCGCAGATGACTTATCTGAAGAGCAAATTAAAGCGTTCAGACTTGCTGACAATAAAGTTGGTGAGATTGCGGATGCTTATGAGGTTAAAGCCACTCGTGAGCGCAATGGTAATTACTCACTGTACATCAAATATCCGCTAGATGGTGTCTTTGCCTCAGTTTTTAAAGAGGAAATGAAGATTAAG